GCCGCACCCACCGCGGCCCCCATCCATTTCGCACAGCCGAAGAAGGCTCCGCGCCTCCCGTCGGCCGGTGAATACATGGCCGCCTACCACATTGGTGGCGACACGTTCGCCAAGATCAACGCTCAGGTCGTCGACTGGAAGAAGGAAAACCAGTCGGCCTTCGAGGCGGCCGCCGGTGACGTCATCACGACCGACACCCCCGGTTTGCTCCCGGTGCCGGTGCTTGGCCCCCTGGTGCAAAATGTGAACTTCGTCAGGCCTGTGGTCAATCGACTGGGCGCACGTGCGTATCCGGATGGTGGCGCACAAAAGACGTTCGTGCGTCCGACCATCACCACCCACACGTCGGTGGCGTCGCAGGCCGCCGAACTCAACGCAGTGTCGGCCACCACGATGGTGATCGCATCCAATGTGGTCAGCCGCACCACGCTGGCCGGTCAGGTCACCTTGTCCGCGCAGGACATCGACTTCACCAGCCCCGCCGCCATGCAGCTCATCCTCAACGATCTCATGGGCGAATACATGTTGGCCTCGGACAACCTCGCCGCCGACAACCTGTTGGCCGCCGCAACATCGAGCGGCGTGTGGGACGGCACCGTCACCGACCTCATGAAGTCGATCTACGACGCCGCCGTGGACGTGTCCAACGGAACCAACTTCTTCCCGGACACGATCTTCGTGTCGCCGGACGTGTGGGGTCAGATGGGCCAGTTGATGGCCGGTGATCGTCCCGCATTCCCCTACGTCGGCGCACCCGGCTTGGTCGGACAGAACGCGCTCGGCGGCGGCAACGCCACCACATGGGTCGGCTCCAACCCGCTCGGCCTCGAAATCGTCGTGGACTCCAACTTCGCCGCCAAGACCATGATCATCACCAACTCGCAAAAGGCGTTCGAGTTCTACGAGCAGGTGCGCGGACTGATGTCCGTCGAGGTGCCCAGCACCCTCGGACGCACCTTCTCCTTCTACGGCTACGTCAGCACCTTCGCCGCCGTGTCGTCGATGATTCGCAAGATCACGCAGGCCTGATCGGAGGGCCGCCGCATGGCGACCTACACAAACCAATACGGCGTCATCGTTCCCGGCTACGTCACGATCACCACGTTGACCCCCAACGAGGTTGTGGTCGGCGCATCGGTCACCGTGGCAGGCGCGGGAGCGGCGTACAACGGCGCACACACTGTGTATGCCCTCCCGCAATACCTGCCGATCAACGTCGACAGTGACGGGATCATCGAATACGACACGTCCTACCCGCTCGCTAACGCGATCATGTGGAAGGACAGCCACGATCCCGAAACGATCAACGCCATTAGCGGCACCATCGTCTATTCGCCCACCTGCACATGGATTGACGGCGATGACATCAAAGACTGGCTAGGGATCACCGTCACCGCGTCAGCTGAGGAAACCGCGTTTCTCACGCAATGTGCGGCGGCCGCCAATGCTTTCTGCTACCGCCGCCGCCAAGAAGCCGGGTACATCGACGCGCTGGCCACCAGCCCGTCCGGTGACGTCACCCTAGGCACAATCATGTACGGCGGCGCGATTTACCGTCAGCGTGGGGCTATCGACCAGTTCGCGTCGTTCTCCGACATGGGTGCCGCTCCCACCACCGGCCTGTCACCCATCATCAAACAATTGTTGGGGATCAGCCGACCGCAGGTCGCGTAATGGCATACACCGACCTGTTCAACGAGGCAATTGACGACCTGTCCGCCACGCTTGCCACCATCACCGGGCTACGAGTCGTCACCGACCCGCAAAAAATCAACCCGCCGTGCGTGTTCATGGACGCCCCGTCATGGGAATCGTTCAACAACAACATCGTCAAAATGACGTTCCCCATCCGCGTGTTCTCCCTCGGCCCCACCAACCTCGACGTGTTGCGCTCGATCCTTTCCATTTGCGCGGAGCTCATGGCCAAAAACGTGGCGGTCACCGACGGCCGTCCGGTTTCGGTCGTCATCGGCGGCCAAGAATTCCCCGCATACGACCTCACAATTCCCCTACAATCACAGGCAGGTTGAAAATGGCATACCGCATCATTTCGGAACGAATCGGCGTCGTAGGCGAATCCTACGAGCCTGTCGAAGGCGTCAACATTGACGCGCTCCTCGATGGAGGCTTCATTGAGGAAGTCCCCACCGGCCCCGGCAAATCTGCTAAGAATAAGACCAAGGCTCCCGACGCCGCTGACACGTCCAAGGAGTAACAAATGCCCACCTCAACCTACCTCAGCAACCCGGTCGTCACCGTCAACTCGGTCGACCTGTCCGACCAGTGCAAGGGTGCAAGCATTTCGTACCAGTTCGACCAGCTTGAGTCGACCGCGTTCGGCGACACGGCCCGCAAGTACACGGCCGGTTTGCAAACCAACTCGGTGACCCTCGACCTGTACTGGTCAACCGCCGCCACCGAGACCTACGCAACGCTGAAGTCGCTTGTGGGCACCACCACCACGATCACGATCAAGGGTGCGTCCGGCGCAACATCGGCCACCAACCCGCTCGCCACGTTCACCGCCACGTTCCTATCCGAACTTCCCGTGGTGTACACGATCGGCGAACTTGCCACCTGTTCGGTCACTTGGAACGGCGGCACCTTCGCATATTCCGAGTCGTAACTACCTAACCCGAAAGGCCCGACATGAAACTTACGCTTCGGTTCGACATTGGCGACGGCCCATGCACCGTGTCCACCACGCTGGCGGTCATCGTCGCGTGGGAACGCAAATACCGCAAGAAGGCCGGCGACCTCGCCACCGGCATCGGCATGGAAGATTTGGCGTTCATGGCGTGGGACGCCTGCAAACGCAAAAAGATCGTCGTACCCGTCGAGCTCGACACGTTCATCGACCGGCTGATCGAACTGGAAGTGGTGTCGGAGGAGGAGGCCACCCCTTTCTCCGAGGCACCTACCGACGCTCATTAGCAGAACTGCTAATCAGCACCGGCTGGTGGCCGCCTGATGTACCATTTGATGTTGACGACGTGGCGACCGTGGCCGCAATCATCAAGGAGCAAAAACGATGACCGCGAGCATCCGGGTAGAAGGGGTAGCCGAAACGCTACGCATCCTTCAACGCATCAACCCGGAACTACGCAAAACCCTCATCGCCGACCTCAAGCAGGTCACTAAGCCGGTCACGGACGCCATCAAAGGCAACTACACCGACGAACTGGTGTCCGGCACCACCCGCACATGGGCACCCCGAGGACGCACCATTTTCCCGTACAGCCGCCAAAAAGCGGTGTCCGGTGTCAAGACCGCCGTGTCGTCGTCCAAGCGGTCACAAACCGTTTTAAGCATCACTCAGAAAGACCCTGCCGCGTCCGTGTTCGACATGGCCGGACGCAAAACGGACAACCGGCTGGCAACCGCGTTTGACACCCGTTTTCCGGGTGCGTCCCGCGTCATGTGGAGATCCTACGAACAAGTCGACGCCGGCCTGATGGCCGAGGTTGAGCAGTCCGTCAACCGCGTGATGTCGTCCATCAACGACCTGGCTCGGGCGGTGATCTGATGGCTATCAAAATCCCGATTATCACCGAACTACAAGACGAGGGCATCCGCAAAGCCAAACGCGAATTCGACAAATTCAAGGGTGCCATTTCCGAAGCCGAAGGCACATTCGGCAAATTCAAGGCTGGCGGAAAAGCCGCATTCGACTCCGTAAAAGCCAACGCCGCACTATTCGCCGCCTCAGCCGCCGCGTCCGTCGCCACATTCGCCGCCAAAGGCATCATTGATTTCCAAAAACTGGCAATCGCCGCAGGCAAATTTGCGGACGCCACCGGGCTAGCCGTCGACGAATCGTCCCGCTGGATCGAGGTAGCCGGTGACGTCGGCATCGAGGCCGGAACCCTTGAAACCGCCATCGGCAAAATGAACAAGGTGCTCGGCACCACCCCCGACAAATTCAAAGAACTGGGCGTTCAAGTTGCCTACACCAAGTCGGGTGCGGTCGACGCCAACGAAACCTTCCTCAACACCATCGACCGGCTCAACAAGATCAAAGACCCGGCCGAACGAGCCCGCGTCGCCTCCGAGTTGCTCGGCAAGGGCTGGCAGTCGATGTCCGAACTTATCGGCCAGGGGTCGGACAAACTGCGGGACAGCCTTGCCAAAGTGTCCGACGCCAAGGTCATCAACCAAAAAGAATTGGAACGGGCACGCAAATTCCGCGAGGATTTGGACGACCTCGGGGACAAGGCCAGCGACGCCGGATTGGTACTTGGCGAAACCCTGCTACCCGTTGTGATGAAACTGGTCGAGGCGTTCCTATTGCTCGCAAACGCCATCAAAAAGGCAGGCGATTTTCTTGATTTCATGCCACCCGTGTTGGACAAGGTGGCCGACGTCAAATACATCGAAAACGTCAAAAAGCAGAACGACGCGTGGAAGGGCTATTACGACAGCCTGTTAGCCGCCAAGGACGCCACCAAATACCTGATCACCGGCTTGGACGACACCACCGACGCCACCCACGACCTCAACACCGCATGGCAACAGCTCATGGGTCAATTCAAAATTGATGACGCCATGCGGAACGCGCAACGTGCCGTCGAGGACATGCGGGACGCCGCCGCCGCCGCGTTCGGTGACCCGTCCAAAGTGATCGACTATCAGGAAGCCGTCCAAGGCGGCTATGAAGCGGTCGCCAACCTCATTGAAATCATTGGGCTTACCAACGCCGAACAAAACCGCATCAAGATCATGGTCGACACCGGCGACATCGAGTCCGCCATCCGCCTGTT